CGCTACACAGCGGCGCGGTATCGCCGCCTCAGGTGCGGCGCTCCGCGCCCCCCCCTTTTAACAGATTAAAAAAAAACCTTTTTTTAATCTTAATATTTTTTACTCTTAGTAAATAAATAGAAAAGGGGACCCGCTCGCCGCAGGTCCCCTTAGACCCCCCTAGGCAGATTTAGCCATAGGATTGGTGTGAAAGCATGTAGCGCCGAAGCGGTCGCTTAATACCGGGCATGAACGGCCTATTTGCTTACGCCAACTTTAGGGTCATTCTGTTTTTCAAGCTTAGCACGCATATCTGCAGCAGCCTCTTCATCACGTTGTTTAATAGCAGCAGCCTCTTTATCAGCTTTAGCTTTTTCCGCTTTTTTCACTTTAGCTTCAGCAGCCTTAGTTTTCTCTTTCATCTCTTCAAGAATAACTTCCTGATCAACACGATCCATAGCAGCTACTTTTTCCAAATCATAATCAGATTCCACATAAACACCCTTCTTTTCCACTGGCAAAGGCTCACGACGCACAAAACGTCCAAACATTTCTTGAATAGACATTACCTGTCCCGGAATAGTACACCGCTTAACTTTAGAATAGTCCTGACGAACCCTAGGAACAACAGGATACAAACGCAATTTTCTCATTGGAAACCAAGATTATTAGGAGTTCCGAAATAAGGAAGCGCTCTGCGCACGAACACTCTATTGTGAAGATAAACCCAGAAATTATCTACCGTAGGCGCAGCGAATATACGCGTCTCAATATTAGGATCAAACTCTACAAACGAAGCAGACAACACCGGAACAATACCGAAATCAGAAGTAAGAGACCAGAACAACAACGTATCATGAAAGTCACCATGCGACGTATTACGTCCAGACTTCCAATCCGCATACCTAGACTGATAACCAAATACACTATAAGGCCCTTCGCCCCCTCCGGGAGCATTCGCAAATGTCTGCGACGCCGCATACACCTCGAAATCAAATACCTCTTGTTCACCGAGCTTAGCGAAAGTCGGGAAAGGATAATCGAGAAAATGACGCCGCTTAAAATAACGCGGCAAACCCTGATGATAACTAGGCGGATTAATAATCGAGAGCATACCAACAATACATCCATGCTCCGGACAGAAATATTTAAACGAATTCTGATCGCCATACGCAATACCATATCCCGCCAAATTAGCCTGAGGAATATTAGTTTCAGTCTCAATATCCAACGCCTGAGCAGTCGAAACCTGTTCAGAGATTTTAATAGGCATCATACCACCGCCAATGTACTCCGCACGCTGCAAACGCGAATCCTGCGGCTTAACGCCAAAGTGCGCTTGAATAGACTCAGTATACCGAGAACCGCCAATCGCATTACGCTCTAACCATACCTGCAACGCATACGCCGTACGAAAATCATTAACCAACGGCCCAACGCTCTCCAAATTCTCTACATACATTTCCTGTCCCGTACCACCGAACAACTCACCAGATACCGTCGCCAACCCACCATCAGCGGCAACCGCTCCAGGTGGGGGCGACTGACGAATCATAGTAGGAGCCAAATAATTAATAACCGAAGGAATCATCACTTCAGCCCCACGCTGAGAGAAAGGAAGAGCAGACCGAAAATAATCATGACGATAAGCCCGAGGACGAAGAGTAACATGTTCATCAATAAACGTCGGGACGTCCAAGGTAGGTATGTTACCAGATGGCAATGGCAAAGGATGATCATCAAAAATATCATCACTAACAAAATTACGATCCCGAAAATAATCATACCAAATTTTTGAACACGCGACGTAAGGAATACAATCAATATAGCACTCCGTCCAATCCGGAGTATGTGGGGCATTGGGCAGATCATCTAGTAACGGAACGCCCAAATAATCAGAAATCTTAGATTTCTGAAACACCGTAGGATCAAACGACATCATTTCAAATATATTCACCTGAGGGGGCAAGGGTGGAGCCGTCCCTAAATCGGGATCATCGCCAAATTGTCCACCCGTAATGAACGTTTCCCACTCATCCCACAACAGCCGATAGGGCACGAAGAAATAATGCACATACACTTGTATCTGATCATAAATAGGAGCAAGCAAAGGAGCCAACCGTACAAGCGCCTCCGTCTTTCCATCAAAACTATCAGAGGGTATACACTCCTTAAATAATACCGGATACAGATATCCCATCTGCACGCTTAACCGTTTGTCTTCCGACAAATCAAAAGTAGATCGCTGCGGTTGACGCAACTCCACTGTACTAAAACCTTTAAACATTTTTTTAAATAGTTAGTTTTTCTTTTGCTTTAAAACGAATCCTACTCTCTTGCGCTGCGCGCATCTGATCGTAGTACGCTAACGGGTCGCGCATCCGAACCCGCTTCGGGTCGCGTATCCAACGCACCATTTTTTTAAACGTTTCCTTCTGCGACCGAACCGCAATACGTACCAAGTCAACTTTAGAGAATATCTTCAACTTATAATAACGCGGCAAATGCCGTTTACCATCCAACATACAATAATTCTTCCGGCCGCTTCGATGCCACTCAATCATAGGAGCCGACAAGTAATTTTTACCAATACCTTTCGACATCATATTAAATGTCCGAACTCGACCTTTAGACATTCGCCAATCGTTTTTATTTATCATGTACGACAAGCAATACATAACAGACTGCTCCGTAACATTACCGATATGTACCTGACCGTGAAACCACTGCTTACGAATCACTTCTTCCGGTACATCCCCGAACAACAACAAATGATAATGAGGACGAAATGTGTGAGACCCGTACTCCGCTACGCCATAATACCGCAACACAAACCCAGCCTTGCGCACACGCTTAAGGAATAACTGCACATGAGGACGATGCAGCTGCGGCACACCGCTATCCCACACCAAATGTGGATCCGCATACGTCAACGTAATAAATTTACTATGACGATGAAGTTTCCGCTCAAACATCAAGCGCAACGCCCAGTCGCTCCTCCGCGTAGCGGCACAAAAGCCACACGAACCGCACGGAACCATGATATCATGTTTAGCTATATACTTAGGCTTTATACATTCCATAATTTCACCCTTTCAGGGTTCACGATAAGGAGCGAATAGTAAGCGCTATCGCGCCCCCTTAAAACACAAATTTCACCCTTTCAGGGTTCACTTTAAGGAGCTAATAGCATGCGCAATAACACGCGCCGCCGAACTTTATTCGAAACCCCCGAATAATGAACCCGCAACACACAACACGCCCATAAAAACCGCCTCATAACCTAATACCTCCGCGACTCATTCTATAAGTCCGCAGCCTCTTACGACCGCCACGATGACCAGAGCGACGACCAGAACGACGAGACTTGCCACGAAAACCGCGACTTTTTCCTCCTCTTCTTCTTCCATAACTTTTCATAATTAAAAGAATTTAGAAATTAATAACATAATACCCTGATAAATATGCTGAGGGGTGATGTCACCATCCTTCAGCCAATTCAATTGAATCTCAGAAAGAGCATTTTGAAACTCCTTCGATTGTAATATCTCGGCCTTGATCTTCTGATCTGCCGCACCGAGATCAAATCTTTGAATTAACGACTTTAACTCCGTCTCCATCTTCAAAGCACCAGCAGGTCCGTGCATACGCACACCATCTACCGTAAACTCTTTATCTCCAGTAAACCAGTCAGCTTTAACACCAGCCTCCCGAGCACGAGAAGTCTTTTCAGACGCCGTAGCGATCATCGACTGCACAACGGCATCCAAATACGTACGATCCAAATACGGATTATTCTCTAACACCTTAGCCTGCAGCTTACTTACCTCCGTCTTCGCCCGAACGGCATCACGCTGCACACCTTGCGTAGCAACTTGAGACTGAGCCAACGCCGAGCGATTATACGACTCAGTAAATTGAGAACCAGCATTTTGTAAACTCTCAGGTTGAGTTAACGCCTGAGACTGATTACCCGGATTACCCTGAGAATACACTAAATTAGGATTGAGACCGGCACTCTGAAACCGTGCCATTTGAGACCGAGGAGAGTTGTACTCGTTCTGAGAACGAACATAGCGTTCATTGGCTTTTTTAGCACGCCAACCTTGAAACGCATTTAAAATAGCACCACCAGCGGCAATAGCCGCCGGAACAACCCACGCCGGCATTAGATTTTAAGGTCTAACTGTTTTTCCAACTCCTCCTTATGCTTCGCATTCATATACTTACCATGCAAATGCACAGCAATAACGTCAGCGACATCCGGGTCACTGAGACAAGCCATAAAGGCAGAAACTACGCTTAAATCGCGTACAACCATGCCTTTTACGTCCTTCAAAGAAAGGACTTTTTCCGAATTGAGACCCTGTCCCAATTCAGAGACACCATTAGTGTTTTTTTCCATAAAACAATGATAACTAATCTGGTGTCAACTAGCAAAGTAAATCAAGTATTTTACTTTGCATTCCGAAACATCAAGATAAATTGACGTTTCCACAGCTATATCCAAGGATAGTAGCACGCGCGCCTGAAGGACGCGCACGACTTGGGGTGAATACCCCTTACGGATGATAGCATCCGAGCACTGATCTTCGGCGGCAAACGCCGCGCACGCGCTTCGCTTAGTCATATCGCTGCGCTCCATTCCAACGCTACACAGCGGCGCGGTATCGCCGCCTCAGGTGCGGCGCTCCGCGCCCCCCCC